TGTGACCCTTCATAGTGCCTTTTTCTGACATCTCTACTCCTATGCGTAGAAAAAACTCATCATATCCGTCGTTGCTATGGTATACTTAACATACATACCATCTTCAAATACAACTCCATTTTGTGGGATTGTATTATCTATAGTAGTGTTATCTGTTCCTATAGTTCTAGCTTTAAACAATGTTGCACCACCACCATTAGGCTCTCCGTTAACAAATTCAATAACACCTGCTGTTCCACCAGAAACAATAGAATAACCTTTAAGACGGGTTCTACCGCCAAAAATTATATCTGCGGCTACCGCTGTTGTTCCCGCTAAAACTGTTCCTGCAGGATCGCCCACAGCCGTAATACTAACTATCGTTTTAAAAAAACTAGATCCTGTTACAGCTCCAGCATTACCACCTGTTATGTTTTCAGTTAAAGAAGCTCCGTCTAAATCAGTCCCTACAACATTAAAGGATATTCCACTATCGTTACCACCAGAAGTAATTGATACAGTTCGTGCTGAACTAAGAGTTACTGCACCACCACTTGCTAATGCACCACCTAATGTTAAGGCTGCATTTTCGCCAACTTGTGCGGATGCCGAGAAGCCGTTTGGATCTGCTGCAACCTCGTCACTTATAAAGGTTACTTTTACGTCTGAACTAGATCCTGCCATATTAATCTCCTTATAAAAGGCAGGGGCTATTAGCCCCCACTCTAATTAAAATTTAGATAATACCATAAAGATTTATCAATGAGTAATCAGTAGTTACGTTAACAATCATAACTGTACCAATAACTTGTATAACATCTCCTGCAGCTGGACCAACAGCGCCTACGGCTCCTAATGGAACAGCGTGGTTACCTACTACTAATGTTCCTGAAGTAAGAACAGTAGCTGGACCTGAAACAGCAAACCAACCATAATGAGTAGCAGCCATATCTACAACAGTGACACCCATAGTTGCGCCTGTAGTTGTAGCAGCTTGACCAATCAATGCACTAAGAGGATCAGCAATAAGCGTTACCTTTGAGCTTGTTGTTATAGCTGTAGCTAAATCATCATAAGTAGTAATTATAATAGAAGCATCGGCTGAGTGATCATGGGCTGGATTAGAACGTATTCTAAGCATCTGACCTTCACCTGCAACATCATTAACATACAAATATCCACCTGCATATTGATTGAGTGTGATATCAGTACCTGCTGTTTCAACTGAAATTGCTGTTTCACCAGCGGCTACGCCTGCTGTTGGTGCTAAATCAAAGTGATGAGCTATTGATGCAGCATGAGTTACACACTTACCTGCTGTTAATGCTCCTGCACCCATTTGACCATAACGATAAACTGTATTTCCATAAAGCAATCTACTTCCTAAAGGAAATAATTGAGATGCTCCTGAAGTGAAAGGGTCTGCTGTAGCAACAAGAGATCCACCTTTACCAACAATAAAGTCAGTAGCTGCAAATCCTGCGGCTTCAGTATACTTTAAGTGCCCACCATCTTTAACTAGAAGCTGATCATCTATAGTTACATCACCAGTTGTAGTTAAGTTACCACTTGAATCAACAGCAAGGTTAGTTGTTTCGGCACCTGTTGAAGTGTTTGTTGTTATTTGTTGAAGGCCGCCTTCCGCTCGGACGGTTCCTTTAAAGGTTGTATTAGCCATGTAAATCTCCTGTAAGGGCTATAGTCAGTTACACCATGTAACTGTCAGGTTAACTTTAGTGTATACTAAAAAAAGAAGGGCGGCAAGTGCCGCCCTTAAAACTGATGCAATAATTTGCTTGGAGGCTATGCCGCACCAGGTGTTCCGAATAGACATCTCCAGTCAGAGAAACCGAAGCTGTATCTTTCTCTTGCCTTAAAACGCATGTTTCCAGTGTCAAAGTCACCTTCCATAGCTGTTTTAATAGCCGCACGGTTAAAATGCTTAAGACCGTTTGGAGCGTCTGTTTTGATAAAGAAAGCATCTGTATCTGTTAAGAAATGGTTTACTACCGCGCCTTCCGGTACCATACCCATGTTCTTAATAGCGTTTGGATCATTATCTGCAGTTCCAACTCTTAAATTACTGTTCAATACTCTTTCAGCAACAAATTGTAACTCTTTTGGAATTATCAATTTCATGCCGCGTACAGCAATTTTTAAGCCACGTTCATCCTGAAAACCAGCAATGTCAATCAAAGCCTGCTCAAGCGAAGTCTCGTTTAAGTCCGCCGCTACAGTTAACAAGTTACTTTGAGTACCATTGATAGTTGGATGAGAAGAGCTTAATAATGAAACGCCATCGCCACCTGCAGAAGATCCTGCAGTAAAAGCATTGTTCAAGATAGCAGCAGCTTTAATTTGCTTTGTCTGCGCCATTGAACGTGCCAATGCTTTTGTATAACGACCTGCTAAACGATCATACAAGTTATCCTCAATAGCTTCCTCAGTAATTGAAAAGGCTAATGCAATAGTCTCGTGTGAGTATCTTGCAGTAAACGTCTCTTGTGCGTCATCAAAGCTAATCGCTCCACCTTCTGATTTAGACGGTGCAGTTGAAAAGCCTGCTAACATTACTTCTTCTTCAAACGCTCTATCTGAAGATTCTTCATCAAAAATCTCAGAATGCTCGTTATCATAACGATCGTATTCTAGACCAAACAGGGCGTTAAGTCCAGGTTCTAGCTCTTTCGCTAGTTGTGCTCTTGAAATAGCCATTTTCTAACCCTTTCTATATACCTGTTGTAGCGAAGGTACCAACCGCCGCGCTTGTGTTTAGATTAAAATGACCATTTAACCTTACGATATACTGATGACCTATTGCAGAATAATCTACATTTCCGTCATCTTCGTAAAGACCAACAATCCTTATGTCTAAGGTATTTGTAGTAGCTCCGGTACTAATGTCTAACGCATCACTGGATCTACCAGTGGCTGTGCTACCATTATTTACACTTGCCATGTCTGCATTAGAAAAAACATCCGCAAGAGCTGTTGTTCTATTGGTGTTAGTACCATCTGCAGCAACTACATAAAGTTGCATAGGATCATCATAGACAAACGCTTTCACAGGAAAATCTGTGTCTACGCTGACTGCGTTAGATCCCGGCCAGTAGTTCTTAAAAGTTGTCTTACCAGTTACTGAGTCTACAAACTCAACACCTGCTAATACACCTAACGGAGAGATCGCTTGATCTGAACAAATAATAGTTCCTGCAGCTGCAGGGCATACTATTCCGCCGTTGTATATAGCTGTGCTATAATCGTTTGCAATCTCATACTGAGTAGTAGCATTGTTATTAACATTGCCACCTACTTTACCGATCGGTCTAAGACCAAAACCAGCAGTTATGTTATTTGCCATTTATTTTACTCCAATAATGGGGCCATCCTATTTTTTAGGACCGCCAAAGGTTACACGAGATTGACGATCTGCTTTAGAAATCGTCATAGTTGAATGTGCGTTTTCCCTCATCATGTCTTGGTCAACGGCTTGCATTTGGTCCTGCTTTCTTCCATTAAAGTAAGCAGTTCTTTCTGCAATCGTTTCTTCAGGCATACGAGCTAAAACTAACCCACCTACTCCGAAAACACCTTCATATTTACCCGAATCGACTACTGGGGCTTCAAAATCTGGATATTCATCTGATCGAACTAATTCCCAACCTTCTCTCATTTTTGCAGAAACATTCTTTGTGTCATTAAAGCCACGAGTTTCCGCTCTTATCCATCGATGTTTAAAGCCATCTGGTGCGGGTGGTGCATCCAGCATGGATGGTGGAGCCCACGGCTTACGCTGTGCCGCCTTCTCTCTTGTCTGTGTTGCGCGAGGAGTTCTTTTAATAGAACCTTCAAACATTTCGTCTTGTTTTTCCATTATTTTATTCCTTAACGTATTTTGCGTATTGTTCTAAACTAACCCCAAGTTTTTTCGCCATAGCGACTTGCCTTTGAGTTAACCTAACCTTATTCCCACTACTGCGCCCAGTGCCTACGGATCTATTTACAGAAGCAACCGTCTGGGCGGGCCGCCTACTCTGAGTTCCGTCTTTAAACTTATGAGGAAATTCAACCTTCATACGTCTATCTAATGCATCATAGTACTCATCGCTCTTCGGGTCAATACCCTCTGACTCAACAATTTCTTTATGGATGCCAAATGCTGCATAGGTCATGGCGCTGTCTTCGCCAAACCAATCGTTGTTTTGAGCCCATTTTTCCGCTTTAGGATCCGGCCTAGCCGCAGCTTG